TTCCGTTCGCTGGACATCTGGCACTGACTTGCAGCCGACGCTTACCAGCAGCAACATCACGTTCAAGCTGATCAATATTGGCTTTGGCATCTGCCAGTTCTCCGGTGTATTTAGCGTCGAGCGCGGCAACATCGCGTTGACGCACGACCATATCGTCGATTGTTTCCTGCCGCTGCTTAGCCAGTGATTCGGCATCATCGGCGCGTTTCGTCTCTTTACTGACCTGTCCATACAGGATGACAATAATCAGCAGCGACAGAAGCAACTCAATGCCGAGTATCAACCATGCTTTGAGAGTCATTTATCCAATCCCCAGCACGTCAGGGCGCTTTCCTGGTCCCGGCGCTCAACCTGACCATAGCACCCGTTCTTCTGGCCTTTTGTCAGGCGGCAGTCGCGTCCACCATCTTTAATCCACCAGCGGATTGCCTCGCACGCCCCTTTGCGGTCCCCAGCATTGAGGCGTGAATAGAACGTAGAGGGCAGACACTTGCCGGGGCCGATGTTATAGGGGCAAAACGAGGCAATCCCGGCCTTCTGCGGTTCGGTGAGTGGAACCTTAATGTTCCGATCTACCCATGCCAGCGCGGCATCACGCTCTTTGGCGTTAACCTGGTCGCATTTGGCCTGCGTAAGTTTCATGCCCTGCAGAACAGGCTTACCGTCCACCAGTGTGGCTCCACGGCAAATAGTCCAGATGCCGGAGCCGTCACGGTAGGAAGTCAGGCTGTTGCCCTCTTTCTCATTAAGAAACTGATCGAGGATTAATGTTGCGGGAGCGCCAGCCAGAAGAAGCCCGACAATTGCAGCGCTTAGCTTTGCTCTTTGCCCCATTGTTCATCCCTTGCCGCCTTACGGCGATCCTCTTTGAATTTGAAATACAGATTGGTCAGCCATGTCAGAAAACCGAATAACAGACTGCCCAACACACCAATTGCCGCCCATTGCTCAGGTGAATATCCATCCAGCAATTGTTTGACCCAGAAAACAGCACTCCCTCCAGAAGCACCGTACGAAACGCCTGTAGTTATTTTTTCCATTCGTAGCATGCTCCACCTCCGCTTAAGGGAAGTGCTGTGTGAATTGATAAGGGGTAAAGGAGATCTGGCCTTTGGGCGCTTTCGTAAAAGTGAAGGTAGGTGTGGTTCCCGAGGCCAGAAATGAAAAAAACCCCGCCGAAGCGAGGTTTTAAAAATCGTTTAAGTTCGTGTCAAAGTAACCACCCTTAACACACTACATGATAGAATGCGGACCGCGTTAGCAATATTTTACTTATATATTGGGAACACTACATGCGCCATAACTTCACAAAGGCAACTATTAATAAGTTAGCTGAAAGAGCAGCATTCATATGTTCAAATCCGTCATGCCCTAGATTAACCATAGGCCCATCAACGAACTCCAATAACTCAATCAAGACAGGAGTTGCTGCACACATATGTGCAGCATCACCTACCGGTCCGCGTTATGACATGTCCCAAACAGAAGCGGCAAGGTCTTCCATTAACAACGGCATATGGCTTTGTGCAACTTGCTCGATCTTAATTGATAAAAATGATGGACTAGACTTTCCGGCACCAGTTCTGCGGAAATGGAAAAAGGACCATGAAAACCTAATAACCTCCTGTCTTGAAGGTTCGCTCAACATCACTTTCAACGCTTTAAAATATATTCAACAGCATGATGAAAGAAGTCTGGCAAAAAAGATTGTGAATGAACTTGATGATAAAGGTGCGCTGTTCGTAGCATATAATCTTGAGAACTCTTACTTTGTAGCAGAGTCGCTTAAGGAGTTGCGCACAAGTATGACCTCCCTGCTTTCTCAAATTCCTGATGAGTCGCCTCTACTCATCATTTGTAAATCAATTCGCGAAGCATGTCGTTATTATATGAACACCACTCCTTTAGATGCGGGGGTTAAAGAGTTAGAGTATTCATTGGGCTCTGTAAGAAAAATCGTAGGTGTCAATGTTAAGAGGATTTCTGATACCTACGGAGTAAGTCCTGGCCCCAAACTATCCAAAATAATGCCTAATTAAATTAAGTAAGCAGCAACAATACTCAACTCATTGTTGCTGCCAGAATTTTCTTAATCCATTTCTAATTTTATATCAAGCATAGATAGACACCCTTCGATAAATCCTTCAGCAAGCTGCATCTCAATTCGAATTTGCTTTTCACTCTTTTTGCGATTTTTAGCCATCTTTCGTTTTGAAATCATGCAGACATAATGTCCGACCAGCAGGTCGTAATCATAAGGCTTACGCTTGATCAGGCGGGCCATGCAGCCTTCAATGATGAGTCCATCGTTATCTGAACACATGATTCGTGATTTGCTGGTCTGAGGCAGCAGCCCCTTAAATCCAGCAGCAATGGGGGAAAAGTCGACATTGCATGAATCACTAGCAGCCCATGCTCCCCATAATTCCAATATAACCCAGTCGGCAGCATTTTGGGCGGCAATCGGATCCAGAACCTTACTGCTGGCGTCACGCAGTTGATTATCGCAGTGCCAACAGAGAAGAACGGCGCTGCCGGCATGTCGGTATGTGACCAGCTCTTTGTGATGATATGCCGAGTGGGGCCACTGACATTCACCGCCACGTCGATGCAGCCAGTCCTCAAGCCCATTGATACCACCAGCCGCGTTAATCACCTGCCGATGGGTGAAAAAGGGTAGTAGCGCCGGGTCATCAGCGAGCTGTTGCCGGGCTGGCGGCACCAGTCCAGAGGGTAATTCCTGCATGCTGGAGGGCTGGCTTTCCACCAGCACACGCCCCGACATGAAAAGTGGCATAAGCTCGCGCCCAGGTCGCAGCAGCACTATCCCCATTTCACGTGCGATGTCGGCTTTCAGTAAGGCGCGCATGCCGCCTCCCGAACGATTATCTGCCCCGTCTCGCCCCAGACCTTGCTAACGCGACCATCCCAGATACGGCAGTCGTCCTCAAAAATCGCATCGAGCAGCGCTTTTTCAAGATTGTCCTTATCCGGTTTTTGCTGGTGGGGTTTCCCGGCGTACTCAGCGCGTTTCTTTTTGCTCCAGCTTTGCGGCATCGGGATAACGAAAATAACGTGATAGCCAGAATCAGGTATGGCGACACCGCGCAGGCGCACCTCATCGCAGAACGCCCAGTAACGCATTACCTCAGGGCGTTTTTTCCACTTATCAGCACGGGTCATACGCGGCTTGCCCATCGGCACTATCGGATAAATTTGCTCAATCACTCCCAGTGCCTCCACTGGTAAGTTTTATCCGCGCGCGGGGGCTTGTCCGACTCTGGCAGGCGGGCGCTGACAATCCAGGTCTTATAGTCAGGAGCAAGGCTCTTTTCGGTTTCGACGTGCTTTGCCGTGTAGCGTGCCACCAGCTCGCTGGCTTGCTCGGCGGTGAGGTCGGTATGCGTGAACCAGCCCTTTTTCATGCTGCACCTCGCCCGGCGGCAGGTTGCACAAAAGCGCTGGCGTCGATAAACGTCAGGTGAGTGTGGTATTTCGAGGTATTTTTCTGCGCCATGGTTTCTCCGTGGCGCAGCAGACTGCCAGTTGTTCAGGCTGGCTAAGTGACTATATCAGAATGTGGGCGGGGCGTGTAACCGGCTCGTTCAAGCATTTGCATAAACATATTGGGGGTGCCGATTATTTCCTCAACCAGCATTGGCCTGAAGCTGAATTTATCCCCTTGCCGGTACAGCAGCGCTTTACACCGGGCGGGCATGTCGAACGTCAGAACCACTAAGCCATCTTCATGGCGAACCAGATCATACCTGGTCAAATCATCACTATCCACACTATCCACTAACCCCCCTTTGCGTCCCAGACGGCGCATCCACTCTTATTTTTTCTGGCTTTAGCCAATAAACCTAATACTGTTGATATATACAGTATTTTAAAGAGGGGAATTAATCAATACAAAATAACTGAATGATATTTATGAATATTCCATTTCACCCTTAAATGAAATTTCGTATGAAAGAGTGATGTTTTGGGATTAACTGGTTGATTTTGTGTAATTCAAAGAGGGGGAAGTCGGAGGGTGTGATCAACAATTAATCACTTATGCAGATCGATTTAAT